ATGCGGGCCGAGGGCGAGCCGATCCCGGAAGGTCGGCGTGCCGGTAGTCCTGGCGATGTATTTCCCGTCGCGGTACCAATGGAGCTCAGGTGCATCTTCTCCCGCAGCTGCGCCGGCTGTGAGAATGGCATCGACGCCGAATTCTCCGGTGATCGGCAGGGATGTCTCCGGGCTGTTGGCAATGGAGACAAACGTCTCGGACGGCTGGCTCCAGAGTCCGAACTCACCCTGGACCCTCACCTGAATGCTGTGTGCACCGTCCGCCAGCGGTGTCGGCACCTGCCAGCTGTAGACGTCGCTGCCGAATGCCCGCTGCACGACCTCGCCGTCGATCGTGATCTCATAAGCCTCCTGGCCTTCCGACTGCCAGCTGATCGTGCTAAGCGGCACAGCTGTCGCGCGCAGGCCCTGAACCGGATCCGGAGCGTCGACGCAGATAAAGTCCGCGAAGCCATAGGCCGCCGAGGGCGCCGCCGTCTCGTCGATATTCGTCGCAACGACTTGCCAGTTGATCTTTCCGGCGGGGAAGGTGCCCGGCGCCACGCTGATGTCGGTGACGGTTGACGCCTCATTCAGCAGCTCGTGCCAGTTGGCCGGGATGTTCTCATCGCTGTCCTTTTTCCACCAGACCTGCGTCCTGGATGCCGGATAGCCGTCGGCCGACTGCAGTGTCCAGATCATGCGGATCCAGCTGCTGCCGTCCTCGACGGACCCGACCGGCGTCCTGCAGATGGCGTAGATCACGGCCGCCGCTGTGCTGAATGAGTAGACGTCGCTCTGGCTGGCGTAGCCGGAGCTGTCCGTTCCTGAGATGTACCACTCAATCGTCGACGCGACCGGGAAGGTGTTCGCCGGGATGACGACGTGCTGCGTCGAGCCGTCCGCCTGGACCGTCGTCCAGCTGCTCGCGCCCTGGACACGCCAGAAGAATGAGGCGGAGTTCTGACCGTAGTCCACCGACCCGTTCGAGAAGAACCAGGAGAACGTGATCTCGTTCCGCGGGTTCGCGTAGCCGCTTGTGGGGCTGTCCTGCGGCGTGATTTGTGTGGCCGGCGTGTAGAAGGTATATGTCGATGTGCTGCTCGTCGTCCCGTCGGTGTCGGTTGCGGAGAGATAGTATTCGATCGTGCTTCCGTTCGGGAATGTGTTCGCCGGGACGGTGTAGTCATAGGTTGCGCCGGAGATGCTGATCTGGTTCCAGCTGCTCGCGCCCTGGACGCGCCAGAAGAACTTCGCAGACTGCTGCACGAAGGTGCCGTCGATGCAGTTCACCCCGGACGTCGCCGAACTTCTTGACAGTCTCCACTGCAGGAGGACGGTCCGGTTCGGATAGACTTTTCCGCTGGGCCGGTTCGAGAAGGATACCTGGCTCAGCGCTTTTGAGCTGTCATCGTAAAGGATCTCAATGTACGGAGCGCCGCCGCCGGAGAGGACGGTCCTCGCGTACCAGTTGGCGAAGACGGTGGTGTAGTTGTCGCACATTACCACGAACCCGCCGTCTTTGGCGAAGTTGAGGCCGGCGGTGTCGCGGGAATCCCCTCGGAAAACGAGATTCTGCCATCCGCCGGATGCGCCGTCGAATGTGCCGTCCATGGTGATGGATCCGGCGTCCTCCAGCGGTCGGTTGTATGCCGTCAGGGTCGACGGGTTGAAGCTCCCGTCGACAGGTGAGACGCGGGCACTATAGTAACCGACAGAGACATATACACAGACGCGGGCGCCGAGGATGTTGTTCCGCTTAAGGCTGGCGGGAAAGGAACCGCCGCCGAAGTATAGCGCGTTTGCCTTGGCGTCCTCCGGTGATATGATGTACTGCGTGCCGCTGTTTGTCGGGAAAACGGTATAAGGGCTTGACCACTTGGCGTAGGCGCTTTTGGTCATCGTCATGCGATAGGTCTGTGTCGCCACTTTTCCGTCACCCCCTCATTCTGCTGCGGACCTGGGCGCTCTTGGCCAGCTCCACAATGTCGTTGAACTCTTTCACGTTCTTCGCGTCGATCGTGATGTAGTAGGTATCGCCTCCGGCGAGCTGCCGGCTCTCCTGCGCGCTGTAGATCCGCGATCCCGCCGGCAGCTGCACCAGCTCCGGCCCGGCCTCGCCGGCCCAGGTCAGGCCGCCGCGCCAGAAGTCGTTCCCGGTCGCGTTGTAGCCGTAGTTTCCGGTCCAGCGTCCGGTCTCGCTGTCGTAATAGTTGCCGGTCGTGTCGCCCATGCCCATCCATTGCTGCATGTTGGAATAATTCCCAGAGCTCGCGCCGAATCCCATCGCCGTCCCGATCCTTTTCAGACCGGCAGGGGCTCCGACAACCGTCAGCGTCTGCAGAATACCTACCACGACTTGACCGACGTCCGCGATCAAGGCGAAAACGCCCGCGATCCCGTGCAGGACTTCATAGACGGGTGAGAGGCGCCCGGGTGCGCTGTCCGCGGCGTTCAGCAGGTCCGCGATCGGATCCAGCAGGCGCAGCGCGTACTGCACGATCTCGCCGAAGCCTTTGATGATGCCGGAATCCGTCAGCGCCTTGCCGGCGGCCGTGACCAGACGGTCGAAGGACTCCAGCGCCTGCTTCGCCGTCGGCGCCCACTGTACGCCGATCATGTTTTTGTTCGCTTCGATGTCCAGCTGCAGCTTCTGCCAGGCGTCATCGACCTCGCCGAGCACGGCCAGCTGTTCGTCGCTCATGACATAGTTCTCTTCAGCCGCTGCTGTATACTCCCGCAGGGCTTCCGTCCCGTCGCGATAGATCGGGGCGAAGTCCTGGGCCTTCTTGCCGAGGAGCTCCATGGCTGCCGCGTCCTGCTCGGTCGCGTTGCCCATGTTGGACAGCGCGTCCATGACGTCCAGCCAGACGTCATAGGAGTCGCGCAGATGTCCATCAGCATCCGTCACCTGCACGCCGAGGTTCCGGAACATCGCGCTGGTGCTCTCGCCGCCGGCCTGGGCGTCCGCCATGGCCTGCGTCAGCTTTGCCAGGGATGCCGCCATCGTATCCACATCCACGTCTACGAAGGGCGAGGCGTACTGCAGCGCCTGATACTGGCCGGCGCCGATGCCCATGGTCGTCGACTTTGTGAGGATGTCGTCCGCCCTGGCTGCCGCCTCGATGGTTTCCTTCTGCAGCGCCTTCACCGTGTCGATCAGCGCCTTCACGGCGACCACGGCCGCGCCCATGGCGGCCACCGTGCCGGTTGAGAGCTTCGACATGCCGTTCAGCGCATTGGTCGCGCCCTGGGGTAGCTGGATCCCCAGTTTCCCGGCGAGATCCTGCACCGTGTCGCCGAGGCCTTTCATCTTCCCGGTCTCGTCCACGATCTCCTCGCCGTTGCTGTTCAGCGCCTCGGTGTTTTCGTCGATGGCGTGCTCCAGATCAAAGACCGCGGCCTCCGCCATGTTCAGCTGCTGCATGTACTTCTGCGTCTGATCGCCGGCCTCGCCGTATTTCTCCGCGGCATCCCGGACGGCATCCCGCAGGAGCTGGACCTTGTCCTGCTGCTGCAGGAGCTGACGCTGCAGCAGGTCTCCCTTCCTGGTGAGGGCTTCCGTGCTGTCGGCGTTGCCCTTGAACTCTGCCTGCAGCTTCTTCATTTCGGTCGCCAGCGTCCGGTTCCCGGTGTTCAGCTCGCTGAGCGCCTGTTTATATTCCTTTTCACCGTCGAGGACGACCTTCGCCCCGACTGTCCTTGTCGACATAATTAACCGCCTCCCATGAGGTACGCGCTCAGGCTCCTCGGTGCTTCCTCAGCCCGTTCCTGACGGGAGGAAACCAGAGCCTGATCGGTGCGCCCGGTCTGAAAATAGGCGCTGTAGATCGCCACCAGCCGGGCCGGGTTCATTGTTTTCCAGAATACGCGCTCCGGCTGTCTGGACTCAAACAGCCAGATGCTGAGGAACCGGGCGAAGTCGATCGCATTGGATCGACCTGCCCGGTCCGTCAGTTTCCCGAGTTTTCGGGCTCCGTATGCTCGCCGGCGGCCGTGTCCGGATCGGACACCTGCTGTGCCTGCGTTTTTGCCGCGGCTTCCGCTTCGCTGTAGCCGGGCGTCACCGCTGCGGTAAACATCCGCAGCACGCCGAGCTCCGCGATCTCTGCCGGGCTGAAGGCCTTCTTCAGTTCCCGCATCGAGACCTCCGGCAGCGAGGGGTCGTCCTCCCGCGCGTCGTCGATCATCGCTTTCAGGATCTCGAAGACGACCGTGATGGTCGGGATCTTGAACAGGTTCCCGATTTCTCCCTTGCCTGGGCCGTCCTGGAGGGTCTCCAGCACGGCCATGTTGCAGCGCAGGGGATAGGTCCTGCCCTTCCATTCAAAGGGCTTTGTCTCCAGTCTCAGACTCATGCGAGAACGGCATCGACCCAGGCTTTGGCGGTCGCCTCGGTGTCGACCACCGCGACCTCGTAGAAGTCCAGGCTCTCAGAATTGTCGGCCAGGAACTCGCCGGAGGTGGTCGGCGTGTTGAAGGTGATGTTCTCGCCGGCGGTTTGCAGGCTCATGCTCGGAGGTCCGAACATGGCTTTCTTGATGAGGACGCAGGTGAACTTCTCCACGCCGTCGATCATGTCCGGAGCATAAAAGGCCACGCCGACATATTTGCTCGTGTCGTGTCCGCCGATGACGAGGCTGCTGACTTCTGCGCTGTTTACGGTGCGCGCCTTGGTCCGCATGCCGAACAGCAGCGCCTGGGCGTCGTTCTTGATGTACTTAACCGCGAGGGAGATGGTGCCGCCGACTGCTTTGCGCAGATACTCGGCCAGCGTGTCCTCGGCATACAGCCGACCCTCGGCGAATCGCAGCTCAATGTTCGCGGACATCGCGTCTCCGACCTTCACGGCGCCGGTGTAGCTGATGGTGCCGTTCGTGTTGACGTACTGGGCTGCTTTGATGTTTTTTAGTCCGAATGAAGGCATCGGTGAATCCTCCTCTAATCAAAATTGGATTCGATCCAGTCGCCGATGACGGTCTCCGCCGGGGCGTTGATCTTATCCTCGTTCTGGGTCATGGCCGTCCCGATGAACGGGCGGGCCTTCTGACCGCGTTTTCCGTATTCGTTGATGAACGCGATCTCCGCGTTCCGGGTTCGTGTTTTGTGGCGGGTTCTGCTGCCTGAGAAGGTGATCCGCTGCTCGCCGCCGGTTTCGGTTTTCTTGGCCTTCGCCGGCTTGATCTTGTCCAGGATGTGCACGTCGCTCTCCGGATCCCGGACGCCCATGCTCTCGCCGGTCGACCGGATCTCCGCTGCGGCGACGGCCGCCATCTGGCCGAGGGCTTCCTCGGTCACGGACCAGGGGAGATCCGCGATCCGCCGGAAGGCATCCTCGAGGCCGGTAAAGCCTTCGAGCTCAAGCGTAGCCATACAGACCGCCTCCGTCGGCATACTCGCACTCAAGCACCCAATGCTGTCCCTCCGCGTCCGTCGCGTCGGTTACCTGCGGCCAGGTAAAGCCGGCGCCGGAGATGGCCTGCTGGAGCGCCAGAATGGCCGCCAGCGGGCTCTTCTTGTGCGGGAGGTAAA